CGTTGTAACTTTCCAACTCTTCGTCCGAAAAGTCCTTGGGCGCTTCAGCCATAGGCTTGCGTCCTCTGTCTTCTGGAGGAGTGTCGTCAACTACTTCCACTTCTGGTTCATCCTCTAATTCGAAGGAAACGTCGTTTCCATTTTCATCAGGGAATTTGTAAGGTTTAGTATCTAAATCAGCCATGTTAGTTCCTTATGCTGCACGTGAAATACCACGGGGATCTTGCACAACCGCTTCAACTTGATCATCTTTAATGATCCTAAACTCTTTACCATGTATCTTGATTCGTGTTCCAGTATTGGGACGAACAATTACAAAGTCACCTTTCTGGCAAGATGGTCCACTTGGGAATCTTGACTTATCGGCGTAAGCGTCAGGGCCTAACTCAATCACAAATAATACTGGTGACAGTACTTCTTCATAATGAATAGTGGTCCCAGCTTTGACCAATCCGCTCTCATACTCTTCATCGATGTCCGGTAAAACCGTTAGCAAATGAAATGTCTTGGGCGCAGGAATTTGTCTGGCTTTCTCTTCAGGCGTTTGGGGTAACGTTGTCGCAGTTTTCCCGTCTTGGCTAATCAATAATTCACTCATCGTCGTCTTCCTTAAATCTCCGCACGAGGTCTTCAATCTCTTGTTGGCAGGTAGCTAGACCTCGGATCACCCCCACCAATTCACGATAGGCGGCGTAATCGCTTACCCCACCATTCGCTATTACTTCAGTAATTTCGTCCTGACGAGTACGGACTTTCTTACTGAGATGTTCTAATATTTGTTGATTCATTATTCACCCCTTTTAGGCTGATTTAAACTGGCTTGTGCTCTGGCCATATCAATGGCTGCTTTCATGCGGGCTTCTTGTTCAGCCTGACGGATTTTCTGTGCATGCAACTGCTCATTCATAACCATCTCTTGCTGATGTGCCTGAGCCGATTGTTGAATTTCTTGGATTTTTGCAGCTGCTATAGCTTGTGGGTTATTACCCTGGGCTGCTTGTGCTTTCAACTGCAGTTCGGCTTGCTTGATCTGTAGATCGCCTTGGACCTTCTGTGCCTTTGTCTGTGCTTCCATCTGAGCAATCTGGAGCTGTGCCTGTTGCATTTGAACCATAGGATCTTGTGCCTGCTGCTGCGCTTGCTGCTGAGCTGCCTGACCTTTGGACATTTGGAGAACCTGTTGAGCTGCCTGAGCAACCAGCTTGGCCAACTGAACTTCCATATCCTCTGGCAATTCTGCGTCTGGCTTGGGCAAGTTAACACCCAATTGTTGTTCAATCTTAGCTCTATACTGGAATGCCAAGTGCTCGGCAATGTGAGCCATGATTGCACCCTGCATCTGCTGGGCCATAGGACTCTGACCGATTTGAGCCATGAGTAAAGGATCGCTCATCATCGCTGAGTGAACTGCAATATGGGCGTCGTGGTCCTGATAGATAAAAGCTTTTGTAGGCTTTCCAGTCAAGAACGACATGTTCTCGGATACTGGATCCCTTGGCTTCTGGTCATCATCAGTGGGCACAAGTTTGTCTGCATTCTTGATACCCAAGACTTCCAACATCTGTCTATGTAGATTAGGCAAGTTATAAATCTGGGGCGCTTGCTGTGCCATCTGCATAGCAGCTTGGTACTGCATGATTCTCTGAGCCATCGTAGAGGAATTTGGATCTGACACGGGGATAATTTCCACCGCATCATAGTCCTCTTGCTTGGCTTTTCTATCTGCAGTCGACGGCAGATACTCATAACGCTTAGGAGCAAAGTCTCTAATGATGTCCTTGAGTAACTTGAACTCTTGTTTCATGGAGTAGTGTACTCGGGCCTGTACAGCCGACATGGTTTTAAGCTGTCTCTCCAACAAAGCCAGCGTAGTTCCCACAGGAGCATTGGCTGACATATCAGAAATATTCATGTCGCTGATCGCACCAAGCTTCCTTGCCTCGTCAGTGATCGTGGCCAACAAGCCAGCCAATACTTGACTGGGTTCTTTGTAAGGCAAGGTCATGATGTTGTCTTTGATCGACCCGCTCGGTACGTCTACATCCCTGAATTCTCCTGGAGCAATCGGGGTATCATCCCCTTTTACCCTCAATCCACGTGACTTTAGACCACCAGGTAGGTTAGCCAGTGATCCGGCATCTACCAACTGGCGAATGATCATGGTTCCAGCACGGGCATATCCACCAATCAGGTGAATCAGACCAAAACCGTACGCTCCAAATCCAGGAATGTAGGTATATTGAACAAAATGCTGGCGTTTTAGGCGCTTTTTATCCCCATCTGTCCAGTTTCTGCGGATAGCAAGGACCTTTTGGGTACCTCTGTCTACTGTAATCACGTACGGCAGGGCGATTTCGTCCTCATCTTCATAGCCAGGTAGGTTGTAATCGACGTGGACTTCAAAAATTGAGTATCTGTCATCGTCAGTAATCGAGTATCCAGCCTCATCAGCCTTCTTTTTTTCAATATCTGTGGGTATTTGAACGGGTTCACCGAGCTCAATTTCCCTATAAAACCCCTCAACTTGGAGCTTTTTGATGTCGTTTTTGGTCTTTCTCATCACATGAGTGACCCGTTCACAGTGCATAACACCGCTAGAACCGTACGGCATGATCAAATCTTCAGCGCCAACATACATGGCAACCGCTCTACCCAGTGCTGGATCAGGGTAAATCTTCTTAAAAGCAGACCCAATTAGGCCCAAATTCAGCAATAAACGCTCATGTTCTGGCCTATATTCCAGCATTACATCGGTCAGTTCGTAGTTCATATCCTCCTGAACACGCTCTGCCATCTCTTGTTTTAACTGGTCAATAGCACCAATAATTTGGGTTTTTACAGGGCCAGCAGCGGGAAAACACTCTCCAATCGTCTCGCTCTGGAACCTGATCGCAGCTTCAGTCAGTACTGTAGAGAAAACACCACACGCCCCATTCCAGGGTTCGGTCCTTTCCTCATACTTCATGCCCAATACTTCTAGGCCCTTTACATATGTCTCAGCCCAATCCTTACGGCTATAGATATCCTGATCTACTAATTCAATCAGTTCAGCTGCAATCGAATTCAGTTCGCCTTCGTCAAGGTCATCAGCCAGGTTAGCGTAGAAGTCGTCGTTGTGATTAATCGATTTATTAGGCTCTAAGTCAATATCGATCCCACCGATACCGATGTGCATCTCTTCTGGGTCTTGGACTTCGATCTCAATATCAGGCTGTGGGCTGACATCTAAAGGAGGCACATCTGTATACAAAGCTTTGTCAAAATTGGTTGCCATAATGGTTCCTAGTAATACGCTCTCTTGCGTCTAAAGTAAGTAGGCTCGTCCTCTTCGTCAGAGTCAAGCCTGAGAAATCCGCCCTTCCTGAATCTTATCAGAGCCTGACTGGTACTGTCCACGTAATCATCGTGCTCGGCATTGGGAAACCTAGCAACCTCTTCAATCACTTCATCAGCCCATGACATCTCAGGAGCCCATACTTTACCCGACTTGAACAAATCAGTCACCGAGTTTAACCTAACAAACTTGTCATTTCCCCTTACCGGCGTATATTCATAGATCGGTATTCCCATCCTCTGCAACTCATATATTAGAGGAGCACCAGCTGCTTTAGCCTCCACAATACAAGTGTCCGGCTCCCAATCCTTATACGCCTGATGTGCAGCACGCTTCAGTTCAGGAAACTCATACTTATCCCTGAACGCATCCAACAAGATGATATTAATATCTTTCGGGTCTTCATTTAGGTGGAATATCCCCCATGTCGTACACGCAGAATAGTCAGCCCTATCTGATTTAGTAAACGCCGTATCCCAGCTCTGGAGAATGAATTCACAAGTAGGAGCAGCGTTCCCAGTCCACCTCTTCCACCATTCTCTCTTAACGATCGCACCTTCTTCACCTGTCGGAGTCTGTTGGTATTGTGCGTTCCACTTATATATACCAATCTCTTCCTTTACCGCCAAGAGTTCTTTGAGGGGCCAGAATTCAGGCCATAGAGGATTACCGCTTGGCATAATAGCGGGCAATTCAATCACCTCCCACTCTTCGCCACTAGAACTCTTCAGTATCTTCCCGGTCAAATCCCTATCCGACCAGCGGGTCATCACCAGACAAATCGCTCCTCCTGGCTGTAAACGTTGACGTGGACCAGACGTATACCACTCATAAACGTTATCAAATACTTCCGGATCGTTACTTGCGAGCTTAGCTTCCTGTTCAGAATGGGGGTCGTCGATGATCAATAAATCCGCACCCTTACCTGTTACCGTACCTCCCACACCGATCGCAAAATAATCTCCACCCCTATTGGTCGCCCATCTACCCGCAGCTTTACTATCCGACTGTAGTCCTATCCCAGGAAAGACACTCTGATACTGAGGNGAGTCAACCAGGTTCCTGACCTTACGTCCAAAGCCAACAGCCAAGTCAGCCGTATTGGAACACTGGATTACTTTCTTCTGCGGGAATTTTCCTAGAAACCAAGAGGGAAACAGATTACTAGCAAATTCAGATTTGGTATGACGAGGACCTAGGTTAATGATCAGTCTCTTCAATTCACCAGCAGCTATTCTCTCAAAGCATTTAGCCATGACAGCGTGGTGTCTACCGTGGATAAAGCCCGGCCACATCATCTTTACATAATGCAAAAAGTTCTCCTGAGCCTTTTCCCGCTCAATCGCTTCCCGGTATTCCGTCACCTGCGTCAGAAGAACTTCTGCATCTTCCTTGTCCAGCTTTCCTAATAGGTCATCTAATTTCATTCCAGATTCCTAAAGTTAATATACACCGGCCTAACACTTCTTTCCATTCCCTTCACTTGCTTTAACACCCCAAGCCTAATCAACCGCTTAATGGTCTGATGCACATTCCCCAAGCTCCCCTTCTTCCTATAAGCAGCAATCTCCCTATAGCTCGGTGCAAAGCCATACATCTTCCAATACTCATCTATATACAAAAACACTTCCTTCTGTACAGGCGTCATCTCTAATCCCTTCGCTTCCTCTTTCGTATAGTCACGCTTCTTCGCAACCATCTCCAGGTTAACTAAAATTTTTTTTGTATATTTTTTTTGCACTTTAGCCATAAAGACCTACCGGGGGG